TGCTGGCAACGCCATGACTATCGTCCAGTTCTATTAACTGATGATCCGATGCCTGACAATGATGAGTCTTGAAGTGACGAGGCTACTGCTTTGCCGTCAATCTGGACTGTGACTTGAATTGGGCCAGTAAGGTTTGATGCTTCTTCTGCTCGTCTAAAGTTTGTGCCATATCCAGTAGAAGCCATCGGAGCAACATTGGTTGAAGGAATTGATGGAGCAGGTGTACTTCCAAATATGTCTTGTCTAACTAAAGTTTGTCTGTAAGGTGCTAAAGGGTCAGCGGCAATTTGAGCAGGTGTCAAAGATGTCACGCTTGTGGCAGCGGCTACGGCTGTGCTTGTCGTGCTAGCAACCTTTTTAGCTTTTGTCTCTAGCATGTCAAGGTAAGCGTCCCATGAAGCAAATGGGTTTTTAGCGTCCGGAAGCGTTGCAAGGTATCGAGCTAAATCTTCACCTAACCCTTGAGCCTTAGCAATCTCATAAGTAAGCTGCTGGGCTTGTTTGGTATTGCCAATAATTAAAGCGAACTGGAGTTCAACGCGCTTGCGATCTTCTTCAGACAACTTTCCTTTAAGAGCAGCAATTAGTCCCGCTTGCTCTAAGTCAAAGATTGACCCAGCCTTCTTAAGAACGGCTTGCTTCTTTTGTTCTGCTGTAAGAGCCTTTTGAGATTTAACTTGCTTAGTCTGTAAAACTGCTAATTCCTTGGCTCGCTTGGCTGCTGCGGCTTCTGCTTGACGTTGTTGCGCCAAGCGTCGCGCTGTTGTTGTTGGTGATTCAGAAGAATTGGTTGTTGGTCTAGCGCCTTGCCTCATGGCATTGACGTCGCCACCTGCTAAAAAGTTGGTGTAGCCTTTACGGAATTTCTCAATAAATCCAATGGCAGTACCCAATGCGACTATTACGTTGCTAGTAGCCTTTGCAATATTTTCAATTGCTTTAGCCGCGTCACTTGCTTCAGTGCCGCCGCCTACGCGAGCGAAAGCATCTATTAGGCCCTTGCCAATTATTTCTTGAGCGTTGCCGGTGGCTACCGCTAAGACTTCCATTTTGTAAGAAGTTGTTTCTAGATAAGCCTGTGCTGAACCTGCTGAACGGGCAAGCATTATGCCTAAAATCTCGTTAAATGATTTAGTTGTAATCTCTGCTCTAGTTAAGCCTGTGTTGTACTTAATCAAGCCTCTAGTGATACCTACATAGCCCTTACCTAAATCGGTTGCAACTGTGGCTAGGTCTATACCGCTTGCTCGGCTAATCTGAATGGCATTATTGAGAAGCTCTTGAGACTTGGTCAATGATCCGGTGGTGGTCAATAGACCCTGAAACGCCGGTCTTAAAATATCATCGGCAATGGCCGCGCTGCTCTCAAGGTTGGCTATAAATTCTGTAACCTTAGTTTGAGAAAATGAAAGCCCAAGGTTATCTACTGCGGTGGCAAGTCGATTGGCTGCTGCTTCGTCTGCTGCAAAAGCCTTGACTGCTGCTTTGCCGTAGGCTGTCATAGCGGCAGCGCCAATGCTTAAACCTAAAGCTCTGCCTAGTGACTTGATTGATTTGCTAAGTTTATCAACGCCCTTGTCAGCTTTGTTTAGACCAGTAGGATCATAGGTAGTGGCAATGCGGATTGCTAAATCTGTCATACCCGCCATTAGTCTTTACTCCTTGCTCTGAATGTTTTTTCACCGCGAGCATTACTTGAAGTAACGACGTTCTGGTTTGCTGATTCGATAGCCTTAACAACGGCGGCTGTGGTTTTGCCCTGATCGTCAGCCCATGCTCTAAACAAAAGGCGACCCCTAGTTTTGCGAGTTCTGCGCCCTGCGGAATTGCTGCGTCGAGAATCAACAAGCTCTGGCAATGCTGCAATAAATTGTTTTCCGGCTTTAGGGTTAGCACTATTAGATACGTCGCGCCCTGATTCCCACGCTTGGACATATTCACCATTGCGGTAAGCAGTTACACGTTTAGCGGCGGGTTGTCCGTCTGCACCAGATTTGCGCCCTGCTGTCTCGTAAATTGCACCGGCGGCAGACTTGTTAAAAATAGTCGCAAGACTTCTAAAACCTCGTTTGTTGGGTTTAGTTGGAGCTGTTGAATAGCCCAAGCCCTTTTTTATAATCCCAGCATTGAAAGCTCGATACTCCCACTCACCAACAGGGTTAGCCCAGCCACTCAAAGGTGATTCAGATGGAACAAAACCCCGCGCACGATTAACAACCTTGCGCAAGTGTCCAGCGATTTCTTTTTGCGTTTCCTTGGCTAAGTCAGGGGTATATTTTTTTAAGGCTTTACGAAGAGCTACGGCGTTGTCTAGTTCGACTGGCATCGCTTCGCTCCTTCGCTATGTCCTTAAGGACTTCTATATGTGCCTTAAATGCTGCTGGTGGTAGTTCTATAAGAGTTTGGAAAGGAACTCCATACTCGTAACTCAATCGAGCTGCGAGATAGGTGAGGGAGTTCCGATCTACCCTAAAGGGTCAGACTCTAAGACCTCAACTGACTTGAGAGTCTCAAGGAATGATTCCCCGAAAGGTTTGACTGTTTCACCCGAACGTCTAATTGCTTCCCAGCAGAGCCAGTAAACATCTGACTGCTTCTGGTCTTCTATTAGGGCTTTGTGAAAGCCCTTCTTGGCGTATTGTTCAAAGCTATATTCAAGCACCGGAGTAATCTCGTATTCCTGTACTTGTCCATCAGCCCTTGTGACTTTGAGTTTTGCCATTTTTAGCCCCTTAGTTAATTGTTATGCGGTTGTGACTACGATTGTACCTGATACGTTCCAGGTTACTGACTGTGTTGAGATGTCTCCGACTGCACCATTGATAGGTGTGATGTTGTTTACGAGGCATGTCATTGTGTAAAGTGGGTTTGTTGGTGATGTAATTGCTGAAGTCTGCTTGACTGTAACAGTTACATTGTTGCCAACTTGTGCGTTCAATGTTTGGAGTGTCTTGGATGTTGCTTCATCGTTGAAAAAGTCGATTGTGATAGATGATGCTTCAAGACCCTTAACGAACTTGTGTCCTGAATCGCCCATTGCTGTCACTTCGAGTTCATCGAATGATCGGTTAATTGTTACTGCTGATACAAGATTTGAGAGGTCTACCGTTGCTACAGTAAGAACCACTCCGTTGCTTAGATATACTGCCACGATTTATTCCTCATCTTTCTTAGTTGTTGGCTTTGTTTCTGGCTTAGAAGCAACCTGACCGATTTTAATCAGGAAGGCTTCGTTCTCTTTTTCCCATTGTGCCAAATCGGTCACGATTAGCTCCATTCCGTTAGGGTACTGATTGCAATGTCGCAAGTCAGTAAATCTCCAGAAGCGATTGACAGGACGCTTGGCGCGCTGACGCTTCCTACGTTAAATACAATGCTGGACGCTTCAAGGAGCGCAAATACCCGAACTACGTCGGCTTCGATGCCAGCAAGGTTGCCCGCATTGTCAAGCAATGGGACAAGGATAGTAATCTTAAAGTTAGCCAAAGGAGCCACAGATGTGCGGTCATTGTTAGTAGGAACAATGTATGGATCATCAGGAGTAACAATTACACTATTTGCAATAGGCGTAGCCGGTGGAAAACTAAATACTGAATAAAGTGAGTTATCAGCCAAGGCTGCTGCAATAGAACTGCGTAATGTAGTTATCGCTGGCATCAGCCCACCATTGAGTTAGGGCTTAGATATGGTGCAATCAAGCCTCGAACGCGAGCTACAAGCTGTGAAGACATTGAATAAAGATTTCCCATTGATCCATCTGGGTTCATGCCGTTGCCAGAGTTGGTCTGTCGCGCAGTCCAGATAGATACGCAGATCATGAGGCTGGCTTCTTGAATGGCTGGGATAGTTGTGTAATCTACGTAAGTGTCTGCTGCAACTTGTCCATAAGGATTGATTGGGTGGTAAGCGTTATCGCTGGTGTGATTGGTAGTTACAGTAATGCTGTTTTTAGTAACGCTCGTAATGCTCTTAGTGCCATTGAATCTTGACCCTGATTTAGTAATGACTACTGATTGACCAACATAAAAAACATCTTCAACATTCTCGTTAAAGTAAAGAGTTCCTACTGTACCGACGTTGCTGTGAGCCACTGTCGGAGTCGTGTTAGTCCATAGAAAAGGCAATAAAACATCATCTGCAGCATCGCAAACGGACTGGATTACAGCGTCAGAATATAAACTTCCAACGCCGAGTGCCGCTTTAAGCTCTGCAACTGTAGTGATGCTCATTATTATCCTTTCTAAAGACTTGGCGGGCTACAAGGGCTCCGGTAACCCGCCAAGCGACTTAGGGTGTTTCGATTAAGAAACTTGTACTGCGCGGAATGCTGCT